AACAGGTATAACTTCATTAGCGACGTATCTTGCAGCTAAGAATGATCCAGCCAACCCAGAAAGCCTTGCTGCTATTTTCCAAAAAGCAATTGCTGATGCTAACACTGCAATGGAGCAGGAATTGCTCAAAGGAAAGCGGGGTATCGGTAGTGCATTTGACACTATCGTTACAGGATTAAACACTAAGGTCAAAGGATTGGCAATTGCTGAGGGTGTTAAAAAAGGTATGGAAGAGGCTGCTAAGGAAGCTAGAGAAGGTGCCAAGAAAGTTGTTGAGGCAGCTCAAGCAGGAGCCGCTTCAGCCACTGACCCATCAACCGGTATGAGGACTTGGTTTGCCATCAAGGGTAGCAATGGTCGTTGGGGTGATTGGTTTATTGGAGGAACAAAGCGAGCTATTGAAACCTATGAAGGTTTGGTTAAGACGGACCCAAGAAATTACAAATCGGTAACTTCTGTTGACAAACCAGCTAGATTATTTAGAGGTGGTTTGATGAAGTACATCATGGGTGGTATAACTGAAGGTGGAATGCATCAGGAGATCCCGGCAATCCTTCACGGTGGAGAGTTTGTTGTTAGAAAGTCTGCAGTTGATAAATATGGTTTGGATATGCTTAACCAAATCAATAAGGGCATCTATATACCCAAAAAGCCAATGGTTAATGTCCCAATGAGTTCTTATGCGAAGATCGCAGCACCATCATCAAGTGGTGGTGTAATGACTTCCGAAAGCACCCATAATTATAACATCTATGTAGATAATTTCATTGGAGAAACTGAATGGTTCAACTCAATGATGAAGGACTATAATATGAAGGTTGTTCCGGCAAATCAAAAACAAGCCGGTCTTGAATCTCGTGTAATTAAAACATATAATGGTATAAATAGAGGAATGTAATGACAATATTAAGTTTTCTATCTTTAAATAATCAAGAAATTACAGAGCAGGGCCGTAAAATTTCTGACTCTGTTCAAACTGGCGCTTCGGAGGTCGAATTGGATTCTGGGGTATCTAGAAGATACATAAAGAATAATAAAAGAACCTTCAGCTTTGAATGGGAATGGATGCCATCTTTGCAGAATAAAACAATAGACCAAAGAAAGTCTAGAGATTATATTAAAGATTTGGCATTTCTTACAAAGAATAAGATTTTGATGAAAATAAAACTTGATCATGAAGAAGCCGCGGAAGAAATTTACGTTCATATTAACGATTATTCTGAAGAACTTATTCGTAGAGATATCCAAGAAGGTTGCGACTATTATAAAGTAAGTCTAACTGTAGAGGAGGTTTAATGTCAGACACTCCTGAATATTCTATTAGCGAACTCGTTAGTGGTATTGTCTTTAACCAAATTCCAACTACGGTAATTGTAGATGCAATATCTTTATCTATAGAAGGAGATCTCACAGCCTCAGCTTTGTTGATTATGCCAGCTTCATCTTCAATGAGTGCTTCATCAACATTATCTGCTCAAGCATTTGCAATTGTCACAGCAAGCGCATCCTTGTCATCTATTTTAAATATATCGGTAGCATCTCCCAGTCTTATCTCAGATCTCGATCTCCCAAGTTTGTCGGGAGCTGTCAATCTGTCTATTGCTGACATTATTCGCTTTACTCCGTCTTCAAGATATCCCGGCTCGTATGTAACTCTACTACTTCTTGATGGGATTCCATTAACGGCGCAAAACCGTAAATTTAGTGATGATATGAAAACAAATTTTATTGAACAAAAAAATTGGAATAATTCAAAATCACGATATTACAAGAGAAGTGGTCCAGAAAAAAGGACTTTTAAATTATCATGGGAATGGCTACCTTCTTATCGGGAAGAAACTGTTGATAAAAGAGAGGCTCGCAATTACATAAAGGATAAAGCCTTAGACCCAGATGTTCATACATTAACATTATTATCTTATGGGCAAGATCCTGAAGATGTTTTTGAAGAAACCAACTATAATGTATTTATAACAAATTACAGCGAAAATTTAACAAGAAGAGACTTATCTGCTGGGACTTACTTTTGGCAATGTGATTTGGATCTAGAGGAACTTTAATGCTAACAAAGGATATTTACGGGAAGGATCTGTCAGATTCATTTGATGCTGCTATTGATGCATATGCTCAAAAGATAAAGCCTAAAGTTGTTGTAACGCTACTTGATAGTCGTCATATAGATAACTTAGTTGTAACAACAAATGATACATATGGTAATTCGTATAGCAATATTGGAAATAATAAAGGTACATATGAACAGCAAATGCTAGGGAACTCCACATTGGCTGGTTACTTCTTTGCTCCAAAACAATCAATGAATGGTCTTGAAAGGCAGGCTTTTACATGGGCTGTTACTGATGCAAAAGATTACCAAGGCAAGGTTATAAAAGCAGACGGGACTTGGCATTGTATGCCAACAGATCTAAGTGACGAGTATGAATTTGGCTGGCAATCTGGAGTTTTATCTTTATCTAATGCCCATGCAGAAAGTGGTTTTGCTTTTGCAACACCATTGACTGTACAATATGATTTTACTGAAAGAAAAGTTAATAAGATTAGGGTTGTTACTTCTGAATTTTCGGGAAAAATTAGTTACTATAAAATTGAAGTTGCTAATAATACTTTGTCTACTTTTTACAATACATACTCAACTATTGAAGAAGATCAATATTACAAAGACCATATAATCCCATCTGGGCTATCTAACGATGTTAGTCAAATTATTCTTACAATATACAGCACTCAGAATCCTCTAGATCGTGCCAGAGTTAATGAGATTGCGCCTCTTTATGAGGTTGACATCACAGACTTTGTTATAAATCATAATGTTGATAGGCAAGGTGAATTATGGGAAAATTCAATTCCTATTGCCGGAACAGCATCATCCTCTGCATCAATCGCCCTAGACAATACACGAGGAGACTTCAACCCATTTGACCCTAACTCTACATATGGCAAATATATGAAGAAGGACTTGAAGGTTAAAATATCAAACGGTTGGAGGATATTTAAGACTAATGATATTTTAGTAAACACAAAGCTGTCATCTAATATCACATCAAGTTCCAATACACTCACTGTGAGCGATGCTAGTAATTTTTTAAATGGAAATGCTACGAATACATTCACATTGGTTATTGAGCCAAATACGGCTAATGAAGAGATGGTTCTGTGCTCAACCAGAACTGATCGTCAAGTAACCATTCTTCAAAGAGGTTATGCGGGGACAACTGCTGTCGCTCACTCTGTAGATAGCAATGTTGTGTTTGACCCGTATGAATATGTAAATGCTGGTGAATTTTATGTTGATGAATGGACTGGCGGAACATCTATGGTTGTTGATGTCAAGTGTATTGATAAGAGCAAATTTCTTACTGAAAAGCAGATTACAAAAGGTTTCTATGTTCAGAATTCAACGGTTGGTGATGCTATTGAAAAAATGTTAATGAGTGTGAATGTTTCTAAAAATGAATTTATTCAAATCAAACCATATAACCAATTTGCAAAAGAAAATGCAATAGCTTTATATAACTTTTCAACACCAGTTGAAAGAAATGAGGCTGCAATAAGCCAATTGGAGGGTTTTAGATGTCGTATTTGGAAGATAGCTTCAGGTAAAGAGAACGAGACAAAAGATATCAAGGCGGATGCTTTGGACATCACATTGTCTGACTATGACAAAGCTATGGGTGCCAAGGCGTACATTCCTCCGACATATGTTGTTTATAGCACAACTGAAAATGATATTCCAAATGGTATTACAGCCATGGGGAACACATCTGTTGCTGTAGGCATGAGTAATTTTTATTTTATATCAAATAGTGAAAATCAAAGCGAATATTTCAACGGTGTAATTGATGGTTATTATATAGCACAAGAGTCAGGAAACCAGTACTTTGAAATACAATGTCAAAGTGGTGGATTTAGAATGTATCTTGATGATAACTTAATTATTAATTCATGGTCAAATGGAGAGCCTTCACTAACATCTAGAACTCTCTCTTCTTACACCTACATGGGTCAGTACCTCGATTTAGATGCGGGAACCCCGTACAAAGTGAGAATAGAGTTTTACCATAGGGAAGGTATTCTAGATTCTGGTTATGCTTTTAGTTTATTCTTAAAGCATAAGATGCAATCATCTGCGCTTGACCCCGTAACAATTCCTGTTGGGCATGTTAGAACAATGGTTGTTGAGGATCTTGTTGGTTCAAGGAATGCCCCTTTCGCAATAAGTTCTAAGAATGCAAATCATCATAAAAATAATGGCATCCATGTTGGCGAAGTAACATTGGATCAGCCATCTGGTCTTGTATCTGAACCCTCAAGCAAGTCTCTGCAATTTGGTAACTCAGGCTATATTGAAATTCCATATCATCAATCTCTAAATGTAAAATCAAATTCATCAACAAATTATACTGGAGAATTTTCTTATGAAGTTTATGTCAAATTTCCGAATAGTCCATTTTCTGGAGGTGGTGTTTACATCACGAATAAGACAACAGTTTCATCGGTTGATTATGGCTTTGAATTCTTTAATAACTCATCAAGCCATGGTTTTACAATGTACACACCAGACGGTGCAAAAACTGTTTCTTCCAATACGGCGCTAAATACAACAGACTGGCATCACATATGTGTTACATATAAAAATTCTGTTTTAAAGTATTATCACAATGGAGTAAAGAGAGATAACAAATCCCATGCTGCAGGAACGACACTAGGTCTCGGAAGTATTAAAATTGGAAATGCCGGAGAGTCTTTTTCTATTGATGAATTCGCTATCTACAATAAATATCTTGACGGGGACACTGTTAAAAATAGATACATCGCAACACAAATTAGAGAATTGACAGTCTTCCCTCATTTGTACGGTAATGACCAGAATGCTAAAGAAATTATTGATGCAATAAGCTTGGCTGACTTTGGAAGATTTTATGTTGATGAAGAAAACTTCTTTAAATATTTACACTTCTATAGGTATTTTGAGCCAACTATTGAACAGCACTCTGTTGTTCAGAAGACAATAAGCAGTAATTCCCATATTATTTCCGGTGATTATAATGTGCAATTACAAACAAACAAGGTAACTGTGAAGGTTACTGAATACAACCCTCTAATTTCAAATAGACAGGGATTATGGACAGCGACTCCTGATCCATCATCATTGGGAGTTGTTAGATTGACATCAAATATTACATCAACAGCTAACACAATCCCCGTTTCAACAACAGATAGACCACCTTTCCCAAGAAGCGGTTTTATTAAAATTGATAATGAAATAATGAAGTACACTTCAATAAATTCAAATAGTTTCTTAAATGTAACCAGAGGTGAGTTTGACACAACACCAGCGGCTCATTTTGCAAATGATCTTGTTAGAGAAACAAGATATTACGATGTTCAATACGACAATGCACCTGCTTTCAATATTCAACAACCTCTGATCACTGCTATCTCTAATACATTCCCTCCAGAGATTGAACTTGTCAGGTTTACTACAAATGCGTACAGTGCTGAATTAATTCTTGCTGCGTCTACATCAGTACCTGAAGGCGAGTTGGCTTTTATTCAAGGAACAAACCCAAGAACTGGGGAAGTTGACTTCACAGCAATTGCTGGTGTCCCTGTTGTAAAGCAAGAATCTTCAAACCTAGTCAAGAAGCAAACAGCATCTTTCTCTGACGACATTCGCAAGTATGGCTTGAAAGAGGTTGTTATTGAAAATGAATATATTTATAGCGCTGAAAAAGCTCAGCAGATTGCTGATTTCCTTATCG